CCCATCTAACGTAAATGATACAGCGTTTGATCACGTTGGTTTTACATCGGAAGGTGTAGACTTTTCATTCGAACCAGATTACGGTGAAGTGCAGGTTGATCAGCTTCTAGACGTTGCTAAGATTTACAAGCAAGGTCAGAAAGTTATGGTTAAGACCACTCTTACAGAAGCAACATTGGAAAACTTCCTTGTTGTTCTTGGTGGAAAAGCTTCAGACCTTAACGCAACAAGTACTCACGCTTCATCTAAGGGCAAGACACAGATCTTGGATCTTAATGGTGGTGCTCTAGGATATGCTCCAGTAGAGCGTTCTATTCTTATCGTAGGTCCTGGTCCAGAATCACTTCTAACAACCAGCCCTAACGGTGGAACAGTCGTAGAACGTATTTACTTAGGTTCTCGTGCTCTGTCTATGGAAACAGTTTCTGTGGGTATTAAGCGTAATGAAGCTACAGTATTCCCTGTAACATTCCGCTTACTCCCATCTAACTCATCCACAGCTGCTGATGGCAACGCAATTTACGGAAAAGTAATTGACCGTCTATACGTTGGTTAATCTATAACTAAATATCGTGTAATATGGTGGGTAGAAATACCCACCATATTGCTTTTATATAAAGAATAGTAGGCTATAATGGACAAAGGAACAACATAGGAGAAAAATGGCTACCAAGATTTACGAATCGATCGAAATGGAACTACAGGATGGAACAATCATTACTGTAAAACCACTAAACTTAAAGAACCTACGTCAGGTTATGACGAAGTGGAGAGAAGTAGAAACAAAAACTACAGAAGATGAGTTTCTAGACCTCCTCCTCGATTGCACGTCTATTGCAATGAAACAATTCGCACCAGAGATTTCTGATAAGGAAAAGCTAGAAGAGGCTTTAGATCTTCAATCTATGTATAAAATATTGGAGGTTGCTGCAGATATCAAGCTTAACGACCCAAACCTGCTAACGGCAGCTCAGGAACTAGCTGGAATGAACTAGACCTAGCTGCCCTAGAATCGGAAGTTTTCCTTCTGGGTCACTGGAAAGACTATGATGAACTTGAATCGAGTCTTTCTATGCAAGAATTGATAGCTACATTAGGTGCGATGCATGACAAAGAAAATCGTCAAAATAAGTTTTTAGCTGCCATCCAAGGAATTGACTTGTCTGAAAACAGTTCTAGTAAAACTGCTGCGGATGCCCCCTCAAGTCTTTCAGAAGTAAATGCAAGAGCGGAAAGAAGATTAGGTGGAGACAATAACTCTGCCTATGCTTTAGAGTTTGGCATAAGTGCAAGCGATGGTCTTGGATATGAAGTATTGGGGTTGGAAGATTTAAATGGCTAATATTAATGCCCAGTTTAATTATTCAGCCAACTTTGGTCCAGTTATTGGACAAATGCAAAAGCTTGCTGCTGAAGCAAACGTATTAAACAATACATTACAAAATCTTGATAAGCAGTCTGTAGGATTAAAATCAAACCTTGCAGGTGCATTTGCATCTGACATTGGAAAAATCGGTGGCTGGAATGCCAAAATGGTTGAACTCACTGACTCTGTTGATCAGTTTGGGCAATCCCTTTTAAAGCAAAAACTTACATTAAAGCAATATGCACAAGAAGCTATTGGTGCATTTAGCAAGTCGTCCAACGCCCATAAACTTGCAGTTCGTGAAGTAGCCAGAGAAATGTCACAACTTGTAACTCTTGGCAAGGGCATGGACGGTAAGCAAATGGGTATGATGATTACCCCTGCAACAATTAATCTTAAAGACTTTAATACTCAACTTGCTGTGTCTCAAAAACAGTGGTCTATATTTAACAACCTTGTTCAAGATGGAACAACTCATTTAATTAACTTTGGTAAGAATACCCAGTGGGCTGGTCGTCAGATCACCGTTGGTCTTACCGTTCCACTTACCATTTATGGAAATGCAGTTTCTAAGATTTTCCGTGAAGTTGATGCTGAATTAACTAGATTTAAAAAGGTTTATGGTTCGGACTTAGGTTCAACATCTGCAGAAGTAACGGAGAGAATGGTAAGCGATGTTCGTAATATCGCTATAGAATTTTCAAGGTCATTTGGAATTGCAGCAAAAGAAACAGCATCTTTGGCTGCAGATCTTGCAGCAACAGGTTTAGAGGGACAAAGACTTCTTTCTTCACTAAGAGAAACAACAAGACTTGCTGTACTTGGTGATGTTTCAAATCAAGATGCAATGAAAACAACCTTATCTTTGCAGAATGCATTTAAGATAAGCACTGATGAACTTGCCAGTTCCGTAAACTTCCTTAACGCTGTAGAAAACCAAACTTCTCTTTCTTTGCAAGACCTAACAACAGCAATTCCAAAAGCTGGACCAGTCGTTAAATCATTGGGTGGTGACGTAAAAGACCTATCGCTACTGATGGTAGCCCTAAAAGAAGGTGGTATCTCAGCAGCAGAAGGTGCTAACGCCCTAAAGTCTGGTATGGCATCTCTTATCAATCCGACAAAGCAAGCAACTATGACTGCAAAGCAGTACGGCATTGACATTAATGGAATTGTTCAGGCAAATCGTGGACAACTTATGCCAACAATTATTGCCTTCCAACAACAATTACAGCTACTAGATGATTTTGGAAAAGCACAAGTTATTGAAAATGTTTTTGGTAAATATCAGTTTGCTCGTCTCTCTGCACTATTTGATAACCTAAATGCAAGTGCTTCTCAAACAAATGCGGTACTTGGCTTGATGGGTAAATCAAATAAAGAACTTGCAGCAACAGCATATCAGGAAATGGACACCTTGATGAATAGTTCCTCAAAGCGTTTCCAAAGAGCTATCGAAGGCATTAAAGCACAATTTATTTCTATTGGTGGATCTATTACTGCTTCGATTACCCCAATTCTTGAAAACCTAATGGGTAAGATTGGAAAAGCTATTGAGTTCTTTCAAAACCTTCCAAAACCAGTAAAATCATTTATTAAGGTAGCAACAGGCTTAACTGCTATTGCTGGTCCAATTATTATGATGGTTGGTATTTTCTCTAACTTCCTTGGATATATTGGCAAGGGTGCTATGGGTATGGTTAACCTTGGTAGACGTATGGCAGGTATTCCAGTTCAAAAGTTTGAGATGCTTACCGATACTCAGATTATGGCTCAAAAGGCAACGAACGAACTCTCCCTATCTTTTGATAGAGAAAGATCAAGCGTTGAAAGACTTAACCAAGCACTTGGTATATATAGACAAAATCTTGTAGATGCTATAGCTTTAAATCCAGCATTTGTAAATAGACAGATGCCTTCCGTTCCAGCAACTCCAACAGCCCAAATGCAAAGAGGTGGATCTGCTTGGGTTCCAGGCTCTGGAGATGGAGATAAGGTTCCAGCAATGCTGGAGCCAGGAGAGTATGTTGTAAATAAAAAAGCAGCAGCTAAATATTCTGGAACATTAGATCAGATGAACTTTCAGTCTGCACCACGCTTTCAAAAGGGTGGAAGAATGCCAGGATATGCAGACACATCAATGTTGCCATATGAAAGTGTACTAGGTCAAAGCAAAAAAGCAGAACCGTTTATTGGTCCACTTCCTCAAATATCTTATGGTGTTCAAGGAACTTATCGTCCAGGCGGATACACCCCAATAGTAGAATATCCATTTTCTTCTGTGGCTTCTGCAGAATCATTCCAAGCTACAGATCCAAGAAAGTATGGTGGACGCTCATCAAGAATTACAAGAGACATTAATGACCCACAACAAAAGGCTTATGCTGACTGGATAGAGGGACATAACTCAAATCAGTTTAGAACTGGAACTGGTGTTATGAAGAGAATGGACATGGAAGGTCATCGTGAGCAAATGCTCAAGAGTATGGGTCCAATATCTGAAAATATTCCCTTATACAGAGGAACGGTTCTTAAAGAAAAGGGTGCCAATGAATTTTCTGGTGTAGGAGCAAGAGAATTGCTTATGTACATCAAAAATGGAATGTTTGAAAAGGCTATGGGAAAGAAAATCCAGTGGTCAGACATGCAATCATTTTCTTCAAATCCAAATATTGCAAGTTACAATAAGTTTATTGAGTCTTGGACAAACCCATCAAACACCAACTCAAAGAAGGCAGCAGATAGACAATTAGCAAGCATGGATATGCTTCCTATTGTATTTAGACTTGCAAGTGCTCAAGGACAAAATGGATTTAACCTATCTTCAAGGGCTATGGTTCAAGAAGTTATGGGTAAGCCTGTTGATGAAAAAGAATGGGTATTAAATAATCCATCTGGAACTATTACTGGTATCCGCCAAGATATGGGAACAAAGAATTACATTGTTGATCTTATGCAAAAGGGTGGTAGAGTACAAAGCCATGCAGGAAAGTCTTTCCCAGGTGCCCCTACTGTTGATGTTAACCCATTTAAACTTGTGGGAATGGGTGGTGTAAATGAAGACAACCCTATTGCTGGATTAGATAGACAATCTGGAATGTTCTACAAGCAAATATCAAATAACAGGGGCATGAATACAAATGCTATGCTTGCAGAAGCAGTATTTAGCCAATTATATAGAAGTGGATTATTTGGTAGCAATGTTACTGGTATAGACCAAAGAGTATACAACGCAAACACAGGAAATAAAACTATGCCTGTTCTTGGTTCAAGTTTTGTTCAAGGGTTAAAAACTGGAGAAAAACTATTTGATAGCAAGTCTGCTCAACCCAACAGACCTACTCCTTTTGCTAAGGGTGTTGTTAATAAAAAGGCAATAGAGGGAATGCTTGCTTCACAGATACTTGGAAATGCAGATACTCATAGTGGTAATTTTGGAATTTCTGGTGGCAAGATTATGATGCTTGATAACACTGCAAACCTATTTACTGATGCTACTGGAAACCAAAGAAGAACCTCTAAGGCACTAAATGATTTCTCTTACAACCCAGATACTGCAGGTTTGGATCGTGCAGGAACACAGGCTTATGGAAAGATGGGGTCTAAAAAAGCAGACTCTCATGTTATTGGATACTTAAATAGCGTATTGGGTAATCTTAACTCTGGAAACTATATTGCTCAGTCAATTAATTTAGCAACTCAAGGTTCACCAGAACTTCTTAAAAATCTTAATAATTATGCTATTAAAAAATCTGGTGGTGCTTCAAAGAGCTATCAAGAACTTTTAACCTCAATGATCTCTATGAGAACACAAAAGTTAATGCAAGAGTTCTACCTTGACGAAGATGACATGTCTCTTGTAGGATCTGACACTAAAAAGATGAGACTTCAAAGTAATGCTGAAGAATCATTTAGAGCACCGTTCCAAAAAACAGACAAAGAATATGAAACCGTTTACAAGTGGATTGGTGGAGAACTTGACTACTTTAGAAGAAGAAAGAATGTAAAGGGTCGTTGGACTGACTCTGAAAAGTTTGATGCAGAAAGATACCAACAACTTCTTAGCATAATGCGTTCTGTTCCAGAGGGAACAAAAATGATGAGAGGCTCTATTCTTAATCCAGGAATGTCTGGAGAGATGTCTAAAGAAGCCCAACTTGCAATGCTTACAGCTATTCAAACTGGTGACTATGGAAGTCTTTATGGAATGGATATATCGTTTAATGATTTTGCCTCATTTGCCTCCGACTTCATGGGACCTGAATATGGTCCTAGAGGAATGAAGGGTGGAGTAAGTAGATTCTCACAGGTTGCATATAATAAGTTGTATAGAGGAGTGCATAACAGAAACACCGAAAAGGGTAGATTCTTTGATGACATAGAAAGAAGTAGGGCTACTGGAAAAGAATCAAAGTATGGCTCTTCCCCAGTTATGTATGATTTTACAGCAGGACCAAATACTCAAGGTAGAGATATTTCGATGGGAGACCCGTCAACTGGAGCACCATATCCAAAGTATCGTGATAGCTGGGTAAAGGAAGTACCAGATGAAATCAATGAGATCCTTACCTATGGAGCAAAAGGAACAATTACTGGGGTGTCCTCCGACCTACAATCACGTCAGCCAATTATTCATATGCAGGGCAAGCAAATGGGTGGAAGAATTAATGGGTATGCAGATATGTCTAAGGTATTTGCACATATTGTTCCAGGAACAGATCTTGGATCAAATATTAATTTAAAGTATCCTGTTGGGTTAGACATTCTTAAAACAACAAACTCAAAACTAAATAGTGACTTTGTAAATAAAAAAGATCTTATAGGTGAGTTTAATAAACCAGGATCAACAGAAACAATGAAACAGGCTTTTAGGGCATTTTCAAAAAAGAATCCAAAGTCAGATATTAAGCCAGGATTTGAGAATATAATAAGAGATTCTGCAGTCAGGGGTCTTTCAGATGCACCTAAAATGATTAATGATCCAATATTATATTCTGAATCATTAAAAGAGGAATCAATTAAAAAAGCATTTAATACTTTTAAGAGACATAAGTATCTTGCTGGATATAGGGCAAATGTTAGCCCAACAACTCTTAGAGAAGCTGGATTTATAGAGGGTCCAGGATCAATTTTTACATCTCCAGATGGACAACTTAAAGTTAAAGCTATTAAGGTAGGTAAAAGAACTAAGCTTGTAGATCCAACAACAGGGGAAAATATTTTAGGTCCAACCTCGCAGTCATCAGATACAAGATCTTTTCCTTCTGGCAAGCCTTTGCTTAATTATCTGGCAAATAGCAAACAGATGGGTGGTCGCATTAAGGGATACGCATCCGAAACAGCATCTTGGGCAAAGAAGGCAGCAGCACCTAAAGCATATGCAGGTGTCTTACAGGGTATTCCTAATTGGGCTACAAAGCCAAATGAATACCAGGCAATCGTTGAAGCATTGCGAGCTGCAGGTATTCCTGAGTCAGATAGACTTGCATCTTACTACATTCAAGATGTGTTGGCACATATTAATCCTTCCACTACAAATGCTAATGGTATATATGAAAAGGTTTGGGCTGCAGCTAACTTGATGAAAGACTCTCAGGTTTACAATGTATTCCTTGAGACTTTAAATAGCAGAAAAGATATTGGTGGATTATTAAATCCTTCTACCGTCTCAAGAGTTGCTGCTGCATCTGGTCTACCAACATCTGTAGTCCAAGCAGAACTTACAAAGCTTGCAGACGGTGTTCATCCAAAGACAGCCACTGGTGCAAAGGTTATGATGACTCTTGCAAGAATGTTCCCATCCAAAACTTCTCCAGGAATGCCTATTGCTGTTGCAGCAGGTATGAGTGCAAGACTACAAGGTAACTTCTATGACACTCTTGCACAAAGAGCATTGCCTTCAAACCTTCCAAACATAACTGTAAGGTCCTATGATCCAAAGGGTGCTGGAGCACCAACATCAAGCACACAGGGCTCTAGGGTGGGCTCAACAGGCTTAATCATGCCATCTGGAGCTATTAGACCTTCTATGGTAATGCCAAACATTCAAAGTATCCCGTCTGCAGCAGGTGGAACAGGAACAAGTGCAACCGTTAAGGTTGATGGAATGGGTAACGTATTGTCAAATGGTATTGATGATATGGTTGCTAATACCGTTACAGGTCAGCCTATTGCGGTATCTAGCAAGGAACTTCTTGCAATCGGACCTAACGGTGGTATTGCAGGTGTAACATCTCCAGGAGATGAAGCTAGAGGCAAAATTGTTCATCCTATGGGAACAGCACTAATGCGTGGAAAGAACTTCCAGCAAAAAAGAATTAAGGGATTTGACCAAACAACTCAACAGTTTGGTGTACCTGGCGGTTTAATTGGTCCAGCTACTAGGGAACAAGCAGCACAAAATACAGAACCTGTATATGAAGGTCAAATAAATCCTGGAAGAATGGATAAGTTTGCAGCAAGCATTGGTTTCTTAACAAGTGGTATGTATACTTTAAATACTGCGTTCCAACAATTTACTTCATCTACTGCAGAAGGTGCAGATAAGTTTACAAAGTTAGCAGCAGCAACCACTCTTGCAATTACTGGCATACAGGGTGTTTCTCAAATGCTTGTTGATAATGGAAAAATCCAAGCAATGCAAAATAAGGCACAAATGATGCAAGGTCCAGGATCTAGTAAAATGTCTAGCGGTATGGGTAAAATGCTTGGTGTGGGTTCAAAGGCTCTCGGAATGCTAGGTGGTCCGATGGGAATGATTGCAACATCTGTTGCTATTTCTGCTGTCAACAAGGGTATTGCAATGTATCAAGCTGCGGTACAAAAAGCAAAAGCTGCAGGTGCAGGAATGTTCAAAGATCCTATCGAAGGTGCAAAGCTTCTTGGTATTACCTTAAAAGACACTTCTGCTATTGCTCAAACATATTCTAAAATTGCTGAAGGTCTTGGAATGAAGGGTACTGGTAAAGGTGCTTATGATAAAACCTATGCTGACGTTGTTAAAAAAGATTATGGCGACTTAATAGATAGCTTAAAGATTGTATTGAATCAGGAAGAAAAGAGAAACAAGCTTTTACTTACATATATCAATCTTACCCAAAAGGGATTTAACGCAGCAGACGCAAAAGAATATGTAAAAGAAATTGCTCGTCAATCTGGATCCATGTCTGCATTTAACAGTATAAACTTAGATAATCTTAAAACTAGTACTGAGGTAGCAAATCAAGTTGTTGCATCCACAAAAGCACTTATGTCAAGCATTGGAAAAGTTGATTCAAACCTTATTGGAAAATATATAAATAAAAAAACTGGAGCAATTTACAACACGTTTGAAGAAGCTGAAGCTGCAAGAAAACAAGACGCAAGCTTTGTTCAAAGAAATTTTGCAACAGCAAATGATACATTTGGTCCAAGCAATTATGCAAAAATTGATGCAAATACAGGAAAAACATTAAGTGCTGGAATTTTGGGATCTATGAACTCTTTAGGATTAGATGAAAAACAAATGGGAGAGGCTATTGCTGGAGCATTAAAAACTGCATATTCAATAGCAGCAACAGATCCGTCAGCAGCAAACCAAGCAGGTGCAATGATTTTAGAGCATCTTGCTAGTGGTACAGCAGAGCAACAAGAAGCAGCAAATGCATCAATACTAGCAATGATGACAGAGGCTGGTGCAAGCAATGCTGACTTAGGATACAACTTTGTTCTTGGTGGAGGTCTTACCGAAATGGCAAATGATGTTGAAGAAAAGTTTGGAGGTATGGGTCCAAAATTCTCTAATGCAATACTTTCAGCTATTCAATCTGGCAACATTGATATGGTAAATGAGATGTTAGAGCAATCTGGTGGAGATCCAAGCCCAGAAGTAATGCAAGATTTTGTAAATAAAGTAGCAAAAATACAGGCATTAGCAAAGATTGACTTAGAAGTTGACATTCAGCTAGAACAAACAAAGAAGCAACTTGAAGATATAAAGACAGAACTTGGAAAAACCTTTGATGCTTTAATTGCTTCAAAGCAAGCAGAAATAGACCTTGAAAATAAGCGTCACGAACAGTCGATGAAAAATCTTGATAGAGAAGCACAGAGAATTGCACTTAAAAAAGAAGCACTTTCAAAGAATACTGAATACTATCTTGATCAACTTCAAAAAGAAAAAGAAGCAGAAGACTATTATAGCAATCAAAGAAAAACTGGTTTGGGTGGGCTAAAGGCTCTTTCTCAGGGAGATGTCTTTGGATTTATTGGTGCTCAAATGGAAGCTGCAACTACTGCAGATCAGTTTGGTAGAGACCGTTCAATACAAAATATTAAAGATACTTCAGATGCTGCACAGGAAAAATTAGATCAAGAATTAAAGGGAATTGAAGATAGAAAAGCGGCAGAGGCAGCAAGACACGAAGCAGAGCTTAAAAATATTGAAGCAGAAATAGAATTTTTAAATCAAAAAAGAGCAATATCTGTTGGTGCTGCAGAAAAGGCAATATCAAAAATTGAAAAGGTTGTAGCAATGAGCCCAACCGATCCTGGATATCAGGCTGCGGTTCAGGAAGCTATGAGCCTAGCAACTACTGCTGGAATGGAAGCCTCTCAGGTATTACAAAATGTAGATACGTCATCTATGACCAAAGAAGAACTTGTTAACTTTAATAAAGTAAAACAAGACCTTGGTCTAGCTGTTAGCACATTCACCGCAGACACAGAAACCGCTCTTGATGTTATTGGAAAAGATGTTGAAGAAATTACACAAAACATTGCAGATTCTCTTGGAGCAACTGGAGATATATTAAGTGGAGTTATAGAAACTTTAAATCAGCCAGTAGATCCAAATTCTGTAATAGCAAAAATTGAACAATTAGCTGCAATTAATGTTGGAACTGCTCCTGGAGGTGTTACTGGTCAGGCTGGTGCTGGAAATGCTTCTATTACTCCTACGGCTACGGGTGGCAGCACCATACCTGGTGGACCACCTGCAACACCAAAGGGTGCAAGTGCAGGAAGCTGGTATCAAGATCCAAGCACAATGTTATGGTGGAAGTATGGAACAAATAATAAATGGGAGTCTACTACTGGTCAAAAAAATAAGCCACAATTTGTAAATGGTTATATTAAAGAGGCTGGGTCTTGGACACCTATGGCTGATGGTGGAATGCTATCTGGTCCAGGAACTGGAACATCCGATTCAATTCCAATTATGGCATCAAACGGAGAGTATGTACTGAGAGCAGATGTTGTAAAAAGAATTGGAAAAGCAAAACTAGATCAAATTAATAGTGGAAATTTTGCTTATGGTGGAATGGTTGGATCAATGCCATCAATGCCATCCGCCCCAGGAATGGCTGCTGGTGGATTTGTTGGAAGCTCTGCACCATCTGCACCTAAGTACAATGTTCCAACCGCTGGAGTATCTGCGAGCCCATCACCAATCGCACAGATGGCAGGTGGTGGAATGGTGGGTGGATCATCAGCATCTCACTCTGCACCAACAACTAACTTTAACTTTAATGGAGCAGGTATGGATATGGTTATGCATCATGTCAATAAGCAAATGGGTGGTAGAATTAATAGTAATTCTAGGAGAATCGGTTAGAAATGGCTTTTGACACACTTGCACAAAAATATTTAAGACCATCTTTAATTATTTGGTCAGATTCAGAACCAGTAAATACTATTGCTATTACTGCTATATCTAATGATGGTGCAAAAATTACATATACTACTGGAACGGTTGCTCATAATTATTCTGTTGGGGATAAAGTGACAATTTCTGGTGCCACATCTGCTGGATATAATTTTACTGCAGAGCAGACTATAACCGATATAGCAACATACACTTTTAAAATTGCAAGTACAAATACTGGAACAACCTCTACGGCTGTAGCTACAAATAAATCAAAGTGGGATCTGGGGACAAGCTACTTGTACGTTTCTGATAATAATAGGTCTGAGCTTGCGGTATCTTTTGAGCGTATTGAGTATAAGCAAAGAATGATTAATGGAACTATGAGATCCTACCACGTTGCTGATAAAAAGAATTTTTCAACATCTTGGGAAAAAATGCCTTCAAGAAAGACACAGGTAACTGAATATTCTGCATCCTCAAACTTTGCAGGTGGTCAGGAAATGCTAAGATGGTATGAAGATCATACTGGAGATTTTTGGATGTTGCTAGTATATGACGTAGACAGCACAGTAGCAACAGGAGATATAAAAAAGAATATTGAAAAAGTAAACGTATTTTTTGAAAACTTCTCATACAATGTTGTTGAAAGAGGTTTTGACTTAGATCTTTGGGATATTGATCTTAGCTTGGTGGAAGTGTAATGCTTAGTACAGGCAATCAAACATTAAATGTAGCTATTAAAACTGAACTTGCAAATAGCTCATCCTTAAAATCTACTCATCAAGTTACCGCAGAATGGAATTATAACGCCTACACTTTGCACGAAGAAATAGGATGTTACTTTAACAACGACACATATGATGATGGGTATCAACAATATAGTTATACCGTAGGTGCAGACCCAGTAGTAATTAAAACAGATACGGATAGAATTAAATATACTCCACTGCAAGATGTTTTTAAGATTAACCGCCCAGACCCAGGAATTATTCACGTTGTTGGAAATGATGTTGGTGGAAACCTTCCAATTAATGGTGACGGTGATTCTTTGGCAATTACCAGAATATTTAATCTTATTAGTGAAGATACCAGAGTGTATCCTATTTCAGGTGAGGCATCCTTTAAATATTGGAATAGCTTTAGATGGATTTATGATGCTGCAACATCTTCTGTAAAGAAAATAGGATTTTCTGCAGCAGACAGAACTATAGATGCAGCAAAGCCATTTATTAAATATCAGGAAAACATTAATGTAAATAAGATTGTTATTAAAACCCAGAAGCATTTAGGATACCCCACAGACTTTACTATTGATGGATTTATTTCTGGCTCTTGGGTAACACTAAAGTCCTATTCTTCATCCACCGCCCTTGCTGACGGCATTTTAAAGATATATTACGATAAAGCCACAAATACTTGGGAAGATTATGTCCCAGCTATTGATGCTCCAAATGAAAAGGTATTAACAGATTTTAGTTTAGCTGGAACAAGCACAAAACTTTTAAAGGGGCTAAGACTTAATGTTACAAAAATGTCAGTATCAAATATACCCCTAGAAGTAATTGAAATAAGCCCAAGACTTATTGCAGATATTACAAACTCAGTAATTGACTTAAGTGTTAATTCAAGTATTGGAAACTCAAGTTACGGTTTGCCAATCGGATCTATAGTTTCTGCAAGCGGCTCCCTAACCCTTTCTGACACAGAGCAGTATTTTAGTAAAAACAATCCTTCATCAATTATTAGAAACTATATGAAGCCAAATGTTGAGATTAGAATATATCAAAAACTTACTATTGGTGTAAACGATTATCGTTTCCCAGTTAAAACAATGTATACTGGCATTTGGCAGGAGCAGGATAGCTTTAACGTATCTGTTGAAATAGAAGATTACTTTAAGTTCTTTAAAGAATCAGCAGCACCAGATTTAATTATTGCCAACAATACTGGAGTTCCCACATCTGTGGCAATGCTTATGCTTATGGATAATATTGGTTTTACTGGATTTAGAATGGATAAGACTAGTCCAAATAATGACTATGAAGATGTTGTCTTAGATTTCTTTTATAGCCAAAAAGAACAGACTATTATGGAAGTACTAGAGTCACTTGCTATTTCAACTCAAACCGCTATCTATATGGATGTTGACAATGACTTGGTTGCAATGACAAAAGAAAAAACTATCTCTCCAGAAAGCAAAGCTTTTTGGATTATTGGAAATGACGGAGTAACCAGTTTAAAGACAAGTCAAGATAATGTTGCAGGATCAACACTGGTGGATATTGGGTACCTATCAAATATTTCATCATTTAATGAATCATCTGAGCCACCGATTACTGACATAAATGTTCAATATAATGGACTAGGCTTAGAAAAAAAATCAATGTCTCTTATGCAGAATACTGACAAGAAACAACAACACCTAGAGTCCCCTAGCTTTGGAGCATCTTTTATTAATAAAGATTTAAGATATACCCCAGATATTGTATGGCAGCCAGGAAATGAAAAGGGGGCAAACGATAACTATCTTGCAGCAGCAGCACTTGTTAGGGATGTTTGGGAAGAGGGACCTTTTACGTCTACATATTTCAGCACAAAAACAAGAACGGCATCAAATAGGTCAGATGCAATCAAAGCCTTCTTCGACTCAACCGAAAGAAAGAATGTTATGTCTATTTATTTAGACAAAGAGATGGTTAACACTTTTACCAATAGCTACTCTGGATATATCATGATTGATGCTGAAGTTATTAGGTATGAGGGCATTTCATTTTTTATTAGCAACCCAAAAGAAGGAATATATAAAAGAGAAATCATCTTCAATCAAGATGAATATAACTTTGAGAAATCAAAAATAAGACAGGGTGGTTCTATAGAGCCACAGTCTTTAATTGTATACCTAGACCTTGACAAACAAATAAGTTCGGTTGACCCAACAAAGAGTGTTTATACTTTGGTTGGAGATGGAAGGGGTCAAAACAAAACAGAAATTGTTAAGCACTTCTCTGTAGATACTAGCAAGGAGTTTATGAACCAAGATGCAAATAGGGATTGGTTTAAGGCAGGTGTTCATCTTTGGGGATCAAAACGAGAACTACCACAAACAATTATTAATGGTTTGACAGTAACAAATAGAATTGATACATTTATGACAACCAAGACAAGTGGTATTCTTACATCAAAGTCTATTCCAGGATACATTAAACTAAGTTCTGCAAAATCTGGTGATCAGTTAACAAGCACAAGAACCGCCGAACAATCTATTAAAGACTTCCTCCCTATGAATACAACTCCAGAACAAATAGTCTCTGGAATTTTTAAACCAATTAAAACTGCAGATGGTAAGTCTGTTCCTATTAGAAGAATTGGAACAAGAATGAGGCTTGTTTCAGATGTTCCAAAAAATGTTTCCCCAGGACAAAAAACTATTGAGAATAGTGTTATTGGCGGTATTGCTTGGTCAGTAAAACAAACATCTCAAAGCAGCACCAGTGGGTTAACTGGGTACTTTCTTGAAGTAGAAGATACTGGAACTATTGATGAGCAGTCATTGCTCAATCAAACATACAGAAACCTAAGACTATATAAGGTGTACCTTGACGGTGGAAAGCATAAGGTTAAGGTATTAAAAAATTCCTGGGTAAATGTTTCTTCAACTCCATCAAATGCTGCAGACATGGGAACAGCTCTTGCAGATGCAAAAGGTAACGACAAGTCATATGCTCAAATCTTTGAACTAGAGGCGGTAATTAGAGATAGTGGGGGGACTAGATATTATGAAGTTTGGTGGGAGAACCAGATAGTCCTTGAAGCATCAGAGCCTATTTCTTCTATTTCTCCAGAAACAAATGTTGCTGGTTTAATAACAAGAGGAAAGTCTTCTGCAATATTTGAATACCTATATGTTCTATCTACCCCAGATGACTTCGTTGTTCCAAGATCAAGCTCAGTAATAACAAAGTCTAAAGACTCCAAGATTTCAACTCTAGCAAGTCGTGGAATGCTTCCAGAATCACTTATGCTTACCATAAATAATAGTAATGCTTTTATACACTTTGAAGACTTTGGAAGATATGTTAGAGAAGTTAAAAAACTAAATGTAAGATTTAACAATCCAACACTCGCTCCTAAAATAATCAGTCTTTCTGAAAGTAATCCAAACTATTATGTTTCCGAATATGCCCCAACAGCTTTTGGTTCAGAGTTTTGGCTATACAATACTGCAAACAATGCAGTACAGATTGATGAAACCTCTATGACACCTTTATGGATATCTGGATTTGCCCTTAAGGAAATTAGTCCAGGGGTGGTACAGTCTAGTCAGGCAATAGAAAAACAGGAGTTTGACAAAGACATAAACGATAAATATACTATTAATAGAAACCTTTATGGAAAGCAAGAAATCCTTTTGTCTGGAAAGTTTATAAATAGATTAGATCAAGCAAAGAGCCTTGCTGACTGGGTAATTAATAATCTTTCAGAAGAAAGAAAATCTATTAATGTTGGGGTATTTCCAAACCCCTTGTTTGAACTTGGAGACAAGATAGGCTTGCTATATTCTGATAAAAACTATACTAGCCAAACAAAGACGTATTCTATCGTTTCTATATCTCATAGCATTTCTAATGCTGGACCATCAATGAGTCTTCAGATTAGGGAGTGTGTATAATGCCCCCATTAACAGGTCAAGAATATATCTCAGGAAACGAATATAATTTTTATAAAAACTACAATCCATCTATTAATAGTTCAGAGCAGGAAAGAACCCTTTATACTATCTTGCAACAAAAGGTGGCATTTGGAGGAATAGAGTCTTTAAATAAAACAAGCATGAACTCTAGTGGAGTTATATATAATAAGGCAAACAGTTTTAATTATGTTTCTGGTGGTACTGCAGAAAATCCACATGTTTCTCAAACTATGGCGGATGCAGTAAAATGGGCAGGTGGTCGTCCACTTAAAGCTGTTCCTGGAAAGCCAGGGCTGTACCAGGATCAATCTTGGGCAGGTACTCCGTTTGTTTTTGTTTTAGAAAAACCAAGAACCAAAGCAAATCAACCCTCAACCGTTGCTTCTACGGCTTCGATTGTTCCAAAAATTCCTTTTGTTCTTCCAAAGCCAGAGCCTTGGGGCGGTCCTAAAAGTATTAGACCAGAACAACCTGTTAAAAAGAAAATACCTCAAGAATATGACTTGCTATTTAATACCCTAGATTATACAAGAAACTATAGTGAAGAAATAGAAAAGCTTACTATGGAATTAATTTCCGCAGGTGATGACCTACTAACAGACTATACTTATGAAAGTATTGACTTTTTACCAGACGTAGATATTGAGGTAAAAACTCAGTCTGGAGAATATGTTAACTCTAGAAGTATTTTTCAGCAAAGTGAAAAGTCGGAGTACCTACAGTCAATTATTGATGATAGTGAAAGCTCAGAAGAAATAGATATTGCCAATGAGCTAATCACATATATTGAATCTAAGATATCTACAAGAGTTGAGTTTTCTAAGCTTTTGGAATATTTTGGAAGTATTGATCCATCTGGAGCATTTAAAAAAGGAGTACCTACTGAAAATAAGGTTGATTTCTACCTTGAGCTTCCAGAAAAATTTAGAGACTTAGATATTGAGATACGTTTTGATAGGATTTAATGGTAAAATGAACAATATGAACGGTATTTATAGGGTATATGAGGACGGCATTCTCATAGCAGAACAAAAAAATAAACTAACTGTTTTAGGTAGGGCAAATGCTTTAAAGGCAATGCTTGGCTCTACACAGTCTTTTGCCAGCTCTTTGGGAATTGGCGTAGATCGTTCAGCCAATGATACCTCTACTTTTCATAGTAAAACAGACCTTGGCTTTAATGTTGGAAAATATCCCGTTGTTTCTTCCTCTCTTGGAAATACAGAAACCTATGATGCTTTAGTTTATACTGCTAGAATTACAGATCAATCAAGATACAGAATCACTGAGCTTGGTCTGTTTGCTAATAGAGTTGTTTCAGGATTTGAAAATGAAAATCAGGTAATTTTTGATTTTGAAGACGGTGATCCATTTACTTTAACAAGTTCAGATTGGTATAGCACTATTGCAGATCCCGATCCAGTTTTTAGAATTGGAAATAGTTGCTTAAATATGGCAAGTTCAAGCAGTCTTGCGGTTTGGAATAGCTCAACTATAAACTTAAGCAATGTTGCCCCATATGATGATTTTTGTTTAGCTGCACATTTTGGTGCAAATGCAGCACTTACAATAAAGTTTGAGTCTAGCACAGATGCACATGCAACATATACTTTTACTCCAGGGGGAACTGGATATAAAGTTATTTCTGTATCAAAATCTTCAGTTACCCCAACAGGAAACTTAGACTGGTCAAAGATTAATAAAATAACAATAGACGCAGGTGGACAAGTATACCTAGATGGTTTAAGGGTTAAAAAATATAGAACACCCGATTCAACGGAGGGTCTTGTTTCAAGAGCTGTTCTGTATAATCCAACAACCGAAGAGTATGGAATAGAGAAAAAGTTTGGATCAATAATTGACATTCAATACTTGCTAGAAGTTACTTTGGAGACGGTGTAGTGAAAGACCTTGCAAAAATAGACCTTGATCCAAACACAGTTTATAACGTATCCTTAAGCGTTACACAAGGAACTAAAAAGTTTGATAATCTTAGATTTTTTCAAACTAAGACTCCTAAATTATTTAACATTGTTCCTGGTCAATATTCTACATTTTCTAGATTAACTACTCGCTTAGAGCCAATTACTCCAGTGTTTGGTGGCGGTACATTAAATCCAGCAACATTACAAACTATAAATGTCACCAAATTAACCTGGAGTACAGTCAAAGCTTATGATGTAAGTGAAGGAGAAGCGTCTGTAAATCTTGATGGCTCATATGTAGATTTTACTATAACTGTTGCTAGAGACCCCGAAACTTTTGTATTTAAGGTTGATGGGTTTGATGCAAAGTTTGCATGTTTAAACAATAGATCGGATTGGGAAAAGGTAAGTGGTACTACCTATAAGACAAGGGCTTCAGTAAGAGAGTTTGATCCAGGAGCAACAGAAACAAATACTTATAAGAAAAGTGCAGATGTAGTTATCAAAGCAGCAAAAAAAATCCCAACAAAATCCTCTGTTATAGAGCTAAAAGATGCTCCAGATGGTGTTATTCGTGGCATATCTACTATTAGATGCTTTGTCCAATCAGCAAAAGGATCTTACAATGCCTTTCCTACAAATACAAAAGTAATTTTTGTTCAAAAAGGTTCTCCCTACTATGTTCTAGTAACCGATCCAACGACTAGAGAAATTCCAAAAAATAGAGATATTACTTTTTCCTCGGTTAAATGGGATAATTCTATATCGTGGACTGGGGGGCGAACCAACTCAGGAACCGAAAATCCAACTGCAGTCCTACAATACTATTCTACTCCATCCTTTAATCCAATTACAAGAACATATAGTTTTACTTCAACATCTACTGTAAACTCTGAAGTATTAAATGCAAATGTATTGGACTCATTAATATGGGAAAATGAAGTAAGGGATCTTATTTATTTCTTTATAAGCGACACAGGAGGTCAAACCTGGTACTACTTTGATAGTGGATCAGATAACGGAGGAATTACTGCAGCAAGATACAACTATGTTTTTAATGACCAAAATGACACATTCGTAGAAACACTTTCAAGAATTAGCGGAGCTGATGAATTAACTTTTACCTCTGGTACTGGAAAAGATAGGGTACTAGCTTTACCTCCACAGGCTCCTGGTTTTGTTGTAAATACTTCTACTTTTCCATCATATCCTGGACTTGCTTTAAAGGCAAAAGCTAACTTTTACAATTTATCAAAAAAGAACAGAAGAGATGATGCTACGGTACCATCAATCGGCTATCCAGTTTCAATTTCATTTGCTATAGCTAGGTATATAAAAAATTCAGATGGTATTACTTGGAGTAGAGAATGGCTTGGGTCTGGGTCGGAGAAGACTATTAAAAATGTACTTTCGCTAGAAGAGCAGTTGAGTTAAAATGGCAGAAATTTTTTCATTCACAAAACCTCTATCAAATCTTACTGGTATTTCTAATACAAATGGATCCTTTAGCATTTTTCCAGAGCAAGTTTCATCATTAAATTTTGATGGAACTGCAACAAAAAAAGAAATTAAAACAAAGGTATCAGATATAAAGCCTGGACAGACTGTTATGGTTTCTGAGTCGTACTACAATTCAAACTCGGTATTTATAACGAAGGTTGAATCAAGAAATGGATTTATAAATGATAATCCAGAGCAACCAGTATTAAAGTATTACCTGTATCATCTTTCAGAGTATTCTATGGAACAGCCCTTTACATATAATGCAAATTATGGAGACTCTTATAATGGAGACACAGAGCTTTATGTAATAAGAGACGATATAGACAATTTTGAACTTGGAACTGATGGTTGGGCTTTAACCAATAATGGAAATGCAATATTTTCTAATATTTTTGCTAGAGGAAGAATTGAAGCTACTTCGGGAAAAATTGATGGAAACTTAGAGGTTGGAAAAGACTCAGTAGGATCACCCTTAGCAAAAATTGGTTCTGATATATTTGAAGGCAAACCCTTTGATTCGGTACAAGAAAAACATAGCGGTATTTTATTAGATAAAAATAACTACTTACTATCTTATCCAGCAAATGTTCCTATAGATATTAACAGTGTTGTTGCTACAAACTTATCCGAAACTGGGTATTTCTATTCCGCAACTTTTACCCTTCCCCTTGCCACAGGAGAGTTAAACACACTAAGAGTTGGGGACTCCATAGAGTTATCTGGATTTACTAATTCAGAAATAAAATCCTTAAACGGGGTACACGAGGTAATTGCTGTTGGAACAAATACATTTACGATACCCATGAGATACGAGGCTGATCTTGCATCTCCAGTAACCATAAATGTTAGTGTTAGAAGTTTTGCCTTAGACAGACCCTATATACTTACAGCAATGACTTTATCTTCGGTACCTGGTACTATAAATAATTCAACAGTTAAAATATATACAGATGACCACAGTTTTTTTTCAACTGGCATGACGATTAGCCTAGAGTCGTTTTTGGAACCGCTTTCTCCGCTAAATGGAGAATTTGAAATTGTTGATAAAGGAGAAGGATATGTTTCTGTAAGGACACCATTAATTGCTGCTGGAACATATACATCATCTCTTGGAAACCTTGTACTATTTTCAAAAATCCATAAGTTTAAAGTTGGAGATAATGTTAATTTTATGTCGTTCTCGTCTGAAACTGGATCTTTAAAATTAACTGGAACAATTAATGCTCATTCTGGAAACTTTATTAATCAAGTTTTTGTTGGTCAAGCAGCTACTACCTTTTCTGTCTTTAGGAAAAAGCTACTTAACAATATTGCAACCTTAAGTACTATAGAGCCGCATAGTTTTAGCGTTGGTGATAGTGTCACCGTTACTGATGTTGATAGCACATTTGACGGAACATATACGGTTAAACAAACACCCACAGCACTTACTTTTACTTATGATAAAGTAGCATCACCTGTTACAGAAATTGACTTGGTAGAGTTTGGTTATGTATCAAGTGATTCAAGTGTGGATGGTACGATTAAGGTTGGTATTGCAGATACTGGAATTAGCATCGATGGTACTAACGACCCAGAAACATCTGCCATATATGCAGGTGAAGGAAACTTTAAAAATGCAGATACTGGTTTCTTTATGGATGCATCGGGAAGATTTAGTATCGCTGATCAGTTATATTTTGAAGATGGAAATCTTACTGTTGGTGGAACTGTAACTGCAAGTGCGTTTGCTATTGATGCTAATAACTATTGGAATACCCCAGGAAACCTTGGTGACTTTAGAGTAGGAAGTGCCAACTCTTATCTTTTCTGGAATCAAACAAATAGCCCAAGTGCAGGAGATGGAAACCTTGAGGTAAAGGGTACAATAACTGCCACCGCTGGTGTCTTTAGTGGAAACATTCAAACTACTGGAAAAATATATTCTGGAACACTTGATGGCAGTGGATTATTAACATCTGGAATTGAAGTAGCAAGTACTGGAATTAAGGGAATTATTGGTGGAATAGCATCTTTCATTCTACCAGCCGATGGAGTAACAAAGCCAACTATTACAAACTTTGAAGTTCTTAATGCTCAAATTACTGGAGATAAGACAAATGCTTTTCTTGTTGCAGGAGATGTTGGTGTTACTGCAAACAATGTTGTTGTTCGTGGTTATCGTGGCGGAACCGATCAAACCGCAGCAATATACAATACAAAAAATGGAACAGCAACAACCTATGCAGGAGGAACTGGATTTTATCTTAACGATAATGGTTTCTTTAAAGTTGGCACAGATACTTCAAATGCTAAGTTTGATCCAACAGCAAATAGTAATGCTGGATTATTTACTGTTACTGGAGAAATTCAAGCAACATCTGGATATATTGGTGGAACAACTTCTGGATGGAAGATTGAGTCAAGTTTATTAAGTAATGGAATATTTGGATTGTCTGCACCAGTACAAACACTGGGTCAGGGAACTATTTCTCCAATAACCCACGCAGTAACAGCAGTTTCAAATAAAGTATTTACATCTACTGGTCACACTTTTCTGGTTGGCGATATTGTAAGAACTAAAAATATGGGTTCTGGTGGATCTCCTGCTGGTGGATATAATGGGGTATTTACAATTAATGCAGTTACTACAAATACTTTTACAGTAACAACCTCAACAACAGGAACTAGCACACCTGTTAGTGGATCTGCTACTGGGGAAAATGTTATAACACTAACCTCTCCAACAATTACTCCATTAAAAAGTATGTCTATTACTGGTAATACTATTTCTAGAGGAACATACATCGCCAGCATTTCTGGTTCAGGTCCATACAGATTAACACTTTCTGAGGTAATTGATAGAGATTATATTATCGGTTCTCAGAGTGAAGTTTCGGGAACTGCGACTATTTCTAACTATTCAATTTACTCAGGAAATGCAACAAAGGAATTATCTAAGTTCAAGGTTGACTATGAAGGTAATGTGTTTGCAAAGACTGGAACATTAGGAAGTCTTAAGCTTAGTGAGGCTGGGCTATATGCAAAGTCAAACATTGTAGGAACTGGGTATTACCAGATGGGAATGGTTGTAAATCCAGTCGGTTTTGAGTCTTCTGGTTTTTGGGTAAGAAAATTTGATCAATCCAATATTTTTGCTGGACAGGTAAGTTTAGAGCCTAGTGGAGTTTTTTGGACAAGTCAAAACTCAACAAGTGCAGCTGGTATATATGTAGAGTCAACTGGAGATTTTAGAATATTTGCAGGTAAGGGTGTAGGCAACGCAACTGGATCATCTCTTTTGATGAGTTCTGGAAACATGTCAAGACCTTGGATGTATGCACAAGCATCAGAATATATAGGACCAGGGAATAGTAATCCAATTCTTGTAGATTTTATAGATAGCACCCTGGAGATAACTTATTCGGATCCAGATGTGGGTGGTAATGGAACTAGATGGGTTTCAACCGCTGGAAGTTTTTATGCAGCTGGAGGTATTCAGGTAGAAGGAAGCGGAACTGCAAATACTTTTTATGCTCCAAACTGGTTTAGATCAACTGGGGATAGTGGTTGGTATAGCGAAACGTATGGCGGTGGCATCTATATGATTGATACTACTTGGGTTAGAACATATAATGACAAAAACTTTTATTCAGCTGGCGTAATTAGGGCTCAAGCTGGTCTGCAGTCAAATGCTAGTATGACTGTAGAAGGAAATATAACAATTACTAATGGAAGTCTAATTGCTAATGGAACTGGAACAGGAACCACTAAGCTACAAACCCTTGATATGGATGGACATATCTACGGCTCTGGTGTTATGTATGATAACGTAATGACAGGAAGAACCATGAGAATTGCAGCTTCACCTTACATATTTGGAACAGCTGGTTCAAGTAGGAGAATAAAAAGCTATATAGATCCAATAGACCTTACAGATGAATTAATTTCTAAGTATTTACAAATACAACCAGTTTCGTATTTTTATAACGCAATGGTTGAGGGTGTTCCAGAAACAGAGCTAGAGGGAAAAGTAAGAGAAATTGGTTTAATTGCAGAAGATCTTCAAGACCTAGGATTCTTTGGTCTTATAAATGTTGATGATGAAGGAATTGCTGATTATGTTCATTATGATAAAATAAGCATTTATAATATAAAGATGATTCAAATGCAACAAGAAAGAATAAATCAACTAGAAAATAGGCTTGCAGCATTAGAATCATAATGCTATAATATAGAAAAGACAAATAGGAGAAATTATGTCACAGGATAAGACCCTTGAACTTGTTGTTCAAGAATTACAAAATCGTATTGGTCAGATTACCAGCCAGTATGAAACACAAATGGCTGTGCTTAAGGCACAGGCACAACAGGCTATTGAATCAAAAGATTCAGAAATTGCAGCACTAAAGGAAACTCCAAAAGAGGAAAAATCTAAGTAATGGCTGTTAACGAACTAGATAATGGAAATCCATTAACTTATAACTGGTTAAATGAATTGGTTCATGAACTTCAAACTGTTTCAAAAGATGTAAAGTCTTTTGCAGGAAGTGCAAGAATTAATCTAATTCCTGACCATTTATCAAATCGTTCTAGTTCAAACTATGTGCAAATGCTAACTGGCTCTACAGTTATCTCTTTAGATAAAAGTGGAAGTGTTGGAAAGTCTTTGGTTAACTTTTCAACACCATTTGCAGCACCAGATGTATTAATTATTCCAGCAATTAACTTTCCAAATAATGCAGAAGATATCTATGCAACAGCATGGGCAACCAATATTAATGAATCAAGTTGCATTATTCGCCTTAAAAGATTTACACCGTTAGATAAGAAACAATCTACAAATATTACGGTTAACTTTATAGCAATCGGCAAGGGAAAACCTACTTCCTAAAACTATTGACATGCCCCAGTTACTTTGATAAACTGGGGTACTGCCATTTTTTGGCATAAACAAAAGGATTAAAATGACAAACGATTTAAAGTGGATGCTATCCTCTGACCAGCAATTCCCTTATCAAGATGATAAGATGATCGAACTATGGTTTACGGTTATGAGATGGTTCAAGCCAGATGTTGTGGATTACTTAGGTGATACCGATGATCAGGCTTGCTATAGCAAGTACACAGAAGGACGTTCAGCAGAGTTTTTAAAGATGCATAAGGATAATGAGGGCAATGCTATTGTCCCCCTTATGAAGCATGAGGCAAAGCTTGCAAGAGATTTTTATACAAAGACCCGTAAGGTAGCAAAGAAGGCACAGCTATTCTCAGCACTTGGAAATCACGATATTCGTGTATTTGATTATGTGGATGCAAAGCTTCCAGATTATATTGAAGCAACCACACCAGAAACATTATGGAACTTAGATAGTCTTGGTTATGATTATATCTATTACAACGAGCCTCCTGCACACCGCTTTGGTGACATTCACGTTCATCATGGTAATGCTATTTCACAAAATGCAGGTGAATCAGTTCGTAAGGATGTAGATAACTTTGGTGTATCTTTAATTCGTGGACACTCTCATCGTGCAGGTGTTTACTTTAATACCTATGAACTTAGAAATAAGGGAATGGGTGAAACATTGCGTGGGTATGAAATCGGTCATATGTGTGATGAAAAGTCTAAAGGAATGATGTATACAAACAACCATAATTGGCAGAAAGCATTTGCTATTGCACATATTGAAAACGGAGTATATCCACACATTCAACTTGTTCATGTGTCTCCTGACTATGCATGTGTAGTGGATGGCAAGTACTTTAAGGTTTAATACTATGCTATCATTTAACAATGAAATGCAAACTATGCAAAGGCAAGGTGATGGTAGATAGGGTTTTTTCCAGTCACACCCATATTGAATTATTCTGTATGACTTGTGGGAAAAGATGGTCATTCCACCACCCAAGCAACCATTCACCGTTTGTAAAATGGCTATATCAAAAAGAGAACGAACTGTTGAAGAAGACCTCCAACAGCTAAAGTCACCACAAAGAAGGCTGTGCTTTCTTAATGATGAACTTCATAAAATTATACATATTGATCGTGTAAATAATATTGTTAGAACATATAACTATGTTCAAGATAGGCAAATGGCTTATTTGTATACAGATTATAAAAAACTTAGATCACCCGCTTATTCTATCAGGCTTGTTGGAAAACTACTAAGTCGTAGTCCAGACTCAATAAGAAAGGCAATTAATCGTGGCGATGTTAAGAAACCATATCTCATGGACCAGTATGTTCACGGAGTATACTATTTCTGTGAGACAGACATATATAATCTAAGAGACTTCTATGCAAGCTGGCATACAGGAAGACCTAGAAAAGATGGATACATTACTCCAAGATATGATGTTCCAACTAAGAAAGCATTAGATGCGTTGCTCGGTAAAACCGAAATGCTATATGTTAAAAATAAAAATGGGGACTTTGTTCCCGTTTGGAAAGCAGAGGACTTTTAATGGCAAAGGGTAGACATTCTTCTAAGAATAAACCACAAGAAGAAAAGGGCTTTACAAACCTGCAGGAAGATGCTATCATTTACTCTATGATATGTTTGGAAGAAGCATTTATGATTGCTAGAAAACGCAAAGACGTTCACTCATTGATTTCCCTTGCAGATAAATGGTATGGCATTGCCCAGGCATTTGAAGTAGTAGATGACGATAAACCAATGATTGGTTTTGGGGCAGGAGCAGGAAATGAATAATACTGTAGTTAAGGTTAATCTTAAGTTTGTAAGAAACTTGGGTAATTATGAAAGTATGCACGTTGAACTTGGCGTAGAAGATTGGGTACGAGATACCGATGCTAATACCGATGCTGCAATGAATAGAGTTTTTGAGTTTGTTGAGACTAAACTTATTGAAAAAGTAACTGAATTAGAAAAGGATCTAAAGCAGTGACAAAAAGTGAGGCAAACCTAGCTTTTGCACTACTCACATATTATGCAAAGAAGTTTGAAGATAAGTATGGCAAGAAGCCTAACATAAATAAATATAAAGAAAAATGGGCTGCCTCATCTATCCTGGAAGACTTTGAGTTTGATAATGCTAAGTTAATAATTGATTATTACTTTACACTATCTAAAGAGGGGCACCCACTTTCGTGGCTATTTAATAATTTTGATAAGTTAAAAGATTCAGTAGAGTCAAATGAGCAGGACAAAATATTAAGGGCTGAACGTAGAGCACAGACAATAAAGTTGAGAGAAGAGTGGTTAAATGGGAATGCGTGAAGAAGTAGAAGTAATCTCTTCTGTATGCGAGAATAAAGATATCCACGTCCTTTTCGAAAACAACGTAGATTACATGATGCAGTCCTGCGGTGATGTATGGGACTTTGTAAAAGAGTATTATAATGAAACTCGTCAAGTACCGCCAACAGACCTTTTGCAAACACGCTTCCGTGATTTTGACACAGTGCAAGACCCAGCACCAACTATCTATGCAGTTAACAGATTAAAAGAAACATTTCTAGATGAGTCACTAAGGACAACAGTTCGTAAAGCTGCACAGTTCCTTCAAGATAATCAATCTGGTAAAGCTTTAAATACTATGTCTGCTGACATATCATCGCTTGCTAGAATTACTGCAAGGGTTAGAGACCTTGATGTAACTGATGTTGAAGATGCATTACAATACTTTGAAAAGACTCGTCAATCAGCAATGAATGGTGATATTGGTATTCGATCTGGCATTGCTGCATTTGATTTGTGCTTGCCTATGGGCATTGCTAAGGGGCAGTTAGGTGTGTTACTTGCATACCCTGCTATTGGTAAGTCTTGGATGGCTTTATTCTTGGCTGTAAAGGCTTGGCAGAATGGTCGTGTGCCAATGATTTTGTCTTTAGAAATGACAGAGCAAGAAGTTCGTAATCGTATCTTTACAATTATTGGTAATGGTAAATGGTCACATCGTGCTATTAGTTCTGGTCGTGTAAACAATGATGAGTTTAAAGAATGGGCTGAGGGCAACTTAGTTGATAAGCCACCATTTAAGATTGTATCAAATGACGGTGGCAGTGAAGTCACTCCTAATGTTGTTAGAGCAAAGATTGATCAGTATAAGCCTGACATTGTATTCATTGACTACTTACAACTCATGCAAGATAATGCAGGAACCAGTTCTAATGAAACAGTTAAGATTAAGAACCTCTCAAGAGAGTTAAAACTATTAGCAATCTCTGAGCAAGTTCCAATCATTGCTATTGCTTCTGCTACCCCAGATGATGCAAGTGATTTAGAGAGCGTTCCACAGCTTGGACAGGTGGCTTGGTCACGCCAGATAGCCTACGATGCAGACTGGGTATTGGCATTTGGTCGCAAGCAAAACACAGGTGTTTTAGAGGTAGCGTTTAGAAAGAATCGTCATGGCTTCTTGGGAGACTTCTATATTGATGCAGACTTTGATAGTGGTAAGTTTGAGGAAATGATGGACCCTGCAGACCTGTTATAATCTATAATGGTTATATGGACTTCGCAGGACACAAGAAAATTAAAGAGTTTACCATAGATGGTCAGATCTATGACGAAGCTGATGTAATGCGTTTGAAAGAAAAATATAACTCCATAATGGATCATTATCTTAGAAGTCAGGGATATGTTCCACATTTAGACCTTGACATAGTTTTTACTATAGATTATAATGGTAACTGGTTCGACTTTAAAATAACAATGTACGGTATCTATTTAGGAAAGGCAAAAGCAAAATGCTATATGGGAATAACAGGAAGCAAGTTAATTCCAATGACTCCTATGACCCAGAGCAAGTCAGAGAAATCATCACATCGTGTGGAGTCTCAATAGGCACTGAGTTAGATACTCATTTTTTAGTTTTCTGCCCGTTCCACAATAATCGTAATACCCCAGCCTGTGAAGTAGATAAAGAAAAAGGTTTATTCCTTTGTTTTTCCTGCGGAGAAAATGGAACTATCCTAGACTTTGTAATGCGTACAACCAATAGAACCTACTTTGAGTCTGCTAGAATTATTTCTAATGCAGCAAAGGCAGGAGACTTTGTTCAAAAGATTGACAAGTCAATTATTCCAAAAGAAGAGTTTAGCTCTTTTGATAGCAATACGATAGAACGCTTGCACACTTCCCTGATGCAAGACAACAAGGCTATCTCATATTTTACTGGTCGTGGCATTACAAAGAAAGCCTCAGAGTTTTTTAAGCTTGGATATTCAGATAAGCAGGACATGGTTACGGTCCCAGTATATTCTCATACTGGAGTTTGCGTAGGCTTTGTTGCAAGATCAGTAGAGGGTAAAGCGTTTAAAAACTCTACAGGTTTGCCAAGAAGCAAAGTATTGTTTAATCTTAATAATTGCAAGTTTAAAGACCTTGTAGTCGTAGAGTCATCCTTTGATGCTATTCGTTTGTGGCAACTAGATATACCTGCCGTAGCGACTCTAGGAGCAAATGTGGGGACAGTTCAGTTAGCCCTGCTAAATAAGTATGCCAATACAGTTATTGTTGCTCCTGACGGAGACCAGGCAGGTAGCGAGATGGTATCTAAACTTATTAAGGGTCTTGCAGGTAAAGACATTAGAGTAATGCAAATACCAGAAGGTAAAAAAGACATTGGAGACATGACTAATGAGGAAATTACATCTTCATATCTGTCAACAAAAGCACTTGACTTAGCACTCAATATCTGATAAAATGTTTTAACAGACCCACTTATGGGGTCAAATATTAAGGAGAAATGTCATGGCAAGTATTACAGGATTAGCAAATATCCAAAAATTAATTGAACGTCCATCTCATTCAGATGGTCCAAAGGCTCGCTGGCTAAAGTTAGAAGATGGTCAGTCAGTTAAGATTCGTTTTCTAAACGAAGTAGACCCAGATTCAAAGAGTTACAGTAAAGAAATGGGTCTAGCGATTGTTATCGCAGAACACACAAATCCAAAAGATTATCGCCGTAAGGCTCTTTGCTCTATGGAAGAAGAGGGCAAGTGCTACGGCTGCGAAATGCATAGACGTGATCCAAAGGCTGGCTGGAAGGCTCGTCTTCGCTACTACACTAACGTGTTGGTAGATGAAGGTAATGGCGAACAGTACACAGCTATTTGGTCTCAGGGTGTTGGTCCAAAGTCACCGACTACAACAACGATCATTGAGTATGCTTCTGACACTGGAGGAATTTCCAATGTCATCTGGAGACTAAAGCGTAACGGCACAGGTACTCTTACAAGCTATTCATTGTTCCCTGTTGCAACAGATGAGAAGCCCTTTGATTTCACAGGTATCGAAACCTATGAACTTGAAAAGACAGCAACTCGTCAAGTTAAGTATGCAGAGCAAGAGTCATTCTTTATGGGTCTTGAAACTGAGGAAACAGCTAGTGCGTCTGTAGATTGGTAAAAGCCACTTGACAGACTTGGGGGCGGTAGGCTATAATTGCTTATCGCCCTCACTAATTTTATTGGAGAAACATGTATCATAATCATCATTCGCATTCTTACTATAGTTTGCTTGATGGCTTCTCCTCACCAGAAGAACTTCTGAAACGTGCAGAAGAGGTGGGTATGACTGCTTTATCCTTAACGGATCACGGAACTTTAAGTGGTCACAGGGACTTTCTTATTGCTGCAAAAGACACAAAGGTTAAGCCAATTCTTGGTCTTGAAGCATACTTTACTACAGATAGATTAGATAAGCGTTCTAAGAAAGAGCGTGGCGAAGATGAGCAAGTTTATAATCACCTTATTGTTTTAGCAAAGAATGAAAACGGTGTCCAGAACTTATCTAAGTTATCTGAGATTGCCTGGAACGAAGGCTTCTTTAATAAGCCTCGTATAGACTTTGAAATACTAGAGAGCTATTCATCAGACCTTATTATTGCTTCGGGATGTATGAATGGCATTATTGCCAAAGCAATACAGAATGACAATATGGACCTTGCCAGAAAGCACACAGACTGGTTTAAGCAAGTGTTCAAAGATGATTTCTATATGGAACTGCAACCACATAACCCATATGAACTTAATGCACAGATGCTTAAGCTGGCAGATGAAATGGGTATTAAGTCAACAGTAACACTTGACTGCCACTATGCATCTCCAGAAGATCGGATTGCAGAAGAAATTATGCTTATTCTTGGCACACACCCCAATATTCGTAAAGAAGCAAAGTTTGATGATAGCCGTAAGATTAAAGACCTGATTGAACGCCTAGATTATCTATATGGTGATCGCTTCATGTCGTTTAAAGACTTAGAGATTTATTTAATGGGATACAAAGATATTCGTCAAATGATGATTGACCAAGGTATTGATCGTGATGACTTGTATGAAAACTCCCTAGAGATATCTGATAAAGTTGGCTCTTATGAAATCAAAAAGGGATTAGACCTGCTTCCTGCAGACTACATTGACCCAGATCACCAACTTGAAAAGATAACTATGGTTGGATTGGCAAAGCGTGGGCTTGCAGATAATCCAGACTATGTTGCTCGCATAAACGAAGAGCTTGAGATTATTAAGTCTAAAAACTTTTCTTCATACTTTATCGTTGTTGCGGATATGATTAACTGGTCAAAGAATAATAATATTCTAGTTGGTCCAGGTCGTGGTTCTGCTGCAGGTTCTTTGGTTTGTTATGCCCTAGGAATTACAGAAGTAGACCCACTTAAATATGGGTTGCTGTTCTTTCGATTTATTAATCCAGAGCGTGACGATTTCCCTGACATTGATACAGACTATGAAGATCGTTATCGTGGAAAGGTAAAAGAATATCTTTCAGAACAATATCAGCACGTTGCATCTATTGCTACCTTCCTTACATTTAAGGATAAGGGTGTAGTTAGAGACGTTGCAAGAGCCTTCCATATACCTCTTCCAGAAGTTAACAAGGCTCTAAAGGGTATTGAAACTTGGGATGAGTTTATGTCTAGCACAATCTCAAAAGACTTCCGTGATAAATATCCAGAGGTCGTAAAGTATGCAGGTAAGTTGCGTGGACGTATTCGTGGCACTGGAATGCATGCTGCTGGCATTGTTGCTTCTAAGGATGCTATTTGGAAACACGCACCTATGGAAACTCGTAAAGATACGCAGTCAGATGATCGTGTGCAGGTTGTTGGTATGGATATGGAGCAGGTGGCAGACGTTGGTCTTATTAAGATCGATGCTCTTGGTCTTAAGACCCTAGCGGTTATTCACGATACTTTAGATATGGTTAAAGAGCGTAAAGGAAAAGATATTGACCTTTCAAGTCTTGCTTTAGATGATAAAGAAGTTTATGCAGACCTTACAGCAGGTTTTACAAAAGGTGTATTCCAAGCAGAAGCAACTCCTTACACAAACCTGTTGGTAAAAATGGGCGTGTACACTTTTGATGAACTTGCTGCTTCAAATGCTCTTGTTCGCCCAGGAGCTATGAACACTATTGGTGCTGAGTATATTAAACGTAAAAAGGGTAAAACTCCAGTGAAATATATTCATGACATCGTAAAGGACTTTACTCAAGATACTTATGGGTGTATCCTTTATCAGGAACAAGTTATGCTTGCCTGTGTTTACCTTGGTGGAATGACTATGGCAGAAGCAGACAAGGTTCGTAAAATTATTGGTAAGAAAAAAGATGTAAAGGAGTTTGACAAATATCGTGAACAGTTTGTTAAGGGTGCTTCAAAGCACATTACAGAAAAGCAAGCACAAGATTTATGGCACGACTTTGAGGCACACGCAGGTTATTCCTTTAATAAGTCCCATGCTGTTGCTTATTCTATGCTTAGTTATTGGTCTGCTTGGTTAAAGCGTTACTACCCACATGAGTTTATGTACTCACTTCTTCGTAATGAAAAAGATAAAGATACAAGAACTGATTATTTAATTGAAGCAAAGCGAATGGGAATTACAATTAAGCTCCCACACGTTAATGAGTCAGGCATTGACTTTACTCTTGAGGGCGATGCAATTAGGTTTGGGCTAGGAAATATTAAGTTTATTTCAGAAAACATTGGAAGTAAACTTATTGCAAGTAGACCGTTTGATTCCTTTGATCATTTAAAGACGCTTGCAGGTACAAAAGGCTCTGGAATAAATAACAGAGCAATAGAAGCATTAAATAAGATTGGTGCTGCTGCATTTAACGACAACTTAAGGATTGGAAATGAAAAAGAAAATTACTACGAGTACCTTAACATACCTGAGTTTACTAGTGATATCCCTCGTTGGATTGAAGCATATGCAAAACCGCTCGAAGACTATTCAGAAGAAGGATCATTCCTCGTCCAAGCGATGGTCAAGTCAATCAAAAGAGGAGACGGGTGGAGCCGTATCGAAATCGTTGACAAGACTGGCTCTGTTGGGATATTTGACAGATCGGACACGGTAATTGAACCAGGAAAGATTTACATCTTCCTAGTGGCAGATAATCGTATTGGTGCTTATGCAACAGCAGAAGACCTTAAGAATACGGATGATCCATTTATTAAATACCTACAAGCAAAAACAATGACGCTGGGTGATGGAGAATTTTTTACTATTAGCTTCACACCAAGAAAGACAAAAGCTGGTCAGAAAATGGCAAATGCTGTTCTTGCAGATAAGGATAAAGAATTACACTCTGTAGTTATTTTTCCAACAATGTATGGTCAGGCTTTATCAAATATGAAACCAGGCGGTAGATGTAAGCCAATATTACAAGAAACAACATCGGGAAGCACAACAGTAAAGGAGTTTGAAAGAGTATGAACCTAGATAATTTAGCAAGAAACGTACACAGCAATGCAACAGAAAAAGGTTTTTGGGATTATATGTATTCCAATGTAGAGCCTGTTGGAGACACATTTATTTTTTTTGCAAAACAAATAGCTATGATCCACTCTGAGGCAACAGAAGTATTAGAAGCACTTAGAAAGCAAAAGGGACAACAAGAAGTTGTAGAAGAACTAGCGGATATTATTATTCGTGTAGTTGACCTATATCAAGGATTGGTGATGGCTGGAGAAGCCAAAGACTCCCTAGAAGATGTAGTTACAAAGAAGACAATCATCAATAGCCAACGCCCTAAAATGCATGGCGTATTGGGATGATATAATAGATGCTTACAAAAGATAATGGAGATATAAATGACAACAACGATTGAGGATATCCTATCAAGGTTAGACCCAAAGACAAGAAAACGTGTACAGCAAGCAACCGAAGTTGAGATTGAAAGACAGCCAACGCCAAGCCTAAGTCTTAATGTTGGATTAAAGGGAGGTCTTGCTTATGGTCGTCAAGTTCTTATTTGGGGAAACAAGTCTGCAGGAAAATCATCTTTCTGTTTGCAGATGATTGCAGATGCTCAAAAAGATGGTAAGACTTGTGCCTGGATTGATTCAGAGCAGTCCTACTCACCTGAGTGGGCTACAAAACTAGGTGTTGATTCTGAAAAACTTATTTACTCACCTGCAAAAACTATAAATGATATGGTTGATGTTGCAGTAGACTTGATGAACGCAGGAGTAGATTTAATTGTAGTTGATTCTATCTCTGCACTACTTCCTGCAATCTACTTTGAAAAAGATGGTAATGAACTTAAAGAACTACAAGACACCAAGCAGATTGGTGCAGAAGCAAAGGACATGACCCATGCAGTTAAGATGCTTAATTACGCAAATAAAAACACGTTGCTCGTACTTATATCACAACAACGTAATAGCTTTGGTGGGATGCATGCAACTCATATTCCTACTGGTGGTATGGCAGTTAAGTTCTTTTCAAGCACCATCGTAAAATTATGGTCAAGCGAATCAGAAGCTAGTTCTATTAAAGATAAGGTAACTGTTGGTGATCGTTTGATTGAACAAAAGGTTGGTCGCCCAGTTAACTGGACTATTGACTATAACAAGACTGGACCACAGTTTATTGGTGGATCATATGACTTCTACTTCCAAGGAGATCACGTTGGTGTAGACACCATCGCTGACCTAGTTGATACAGCAGAACTTATGGGTATCATTGAACGTGGCGGTGCTTGGTATACAGTTCTAGAAGAGCGTTTACAGGGACGAGCAAAAGTGGTAGAATATGTTAGAGAAAATAAAGAGGTATTTGACACTCTAGAAAGCATGGTGTATGCAAAGCTATGATCAATCCAAATGATTTTATAAACACTACTCCTAAGCAGGAAGAACCAAAAGAAGAATTGAATATGGTTGGTGGTACATTTATTTGTCAAGAATGCCTTGTGCCAGTTAAAGAGGCTGCCCTAGATGAAGACTCAATGACGTTAGCATACACCTGTAAAGACGGACATAAGAACGAAGCAAGCCTTTGAGTGAAGCAGCAGAGTTAAAACGTATTGGTGCTAAGGCACATAAAAACTCTGGTCGTGGTCAATACTATAAGGGCGATGGCAATACGGATGAGTTTATTGTAGACGTAAAAGAGGCAGGTAAAAGCTTTACTCTCAACCAAGATGTATGGGCTAAGATCGTCACAGACACCCTGAGAACGGATAAAACCAAATATCCTGCCTTACTACTGGCTATCGGGGAGACACAAAAGATAAGATTAGCAGTCATTGAATGGGCTGCCCTAGAAGATTTAATGGAGAGAGCAAATGGAATCAACACTTGAGTTTATTAGTCAAGTAACAGAGTTTAATGATATTCATGAATACATGAAGGACCCAGAGCTTGATGAGGCTATGGCATTAATTGTAAAGATTATGATGAAACCAGATATTCCATCTGTTCAAGCAGTTGCCTTAATTGGAAAACTTCAGGCAATGTCTGCTAAGTTTGCTATTCTTGCAACTTATTATACAACGATTGCAAAGGGTCCATCGGGAAGTGTAAATAACACAAAGAAGAATGTATACTATACAATGAAAGAATCAATAGATAAAATCGTAGATGCCTTAAAGTATCTTGCACGATACAACTTAGGAGCATAGAATGGCTAAAAATTTAATAGGAAGTCTAGTAACAAAACCAAGAGATACAAAGTTAGATGCAAAGAAGTACCGCCTTGCATTAGGTAAGGCATATCTAGAAGGTAAGAATGGTATTCAGTTTACAACCAAGAAAACATTTTCACCATCTACCGTTGGTTATGGTTATGGCAAGTGTCCAAGATATTGGAACCTTGCATTTAGCGGTGTAGAGTTTAAGAATAGTTTTAACGCCCAAGGTATGGCTGCAATGAATGCAGGTACACAGGCACATGATCGTATTCAGTCTGCTATGGGCAAGGTGGAATATGGAAAGCTTGTTGAGCTTGAGCGTGAAGTAAAAGTAGTAGATCCACCTATCCGTGGTTTTGCAGATGCAATCATTGAGATTGACGGAGAAGAAATAGTTGGTGAAATCAAAACGGTTAAGTCTGAAGGTTTTGATATTCGTAAAGATACTTCTACTGGTGCAGATAGTCACGTTGTCCAGCTATTGATTTACATGAAGGCTATGGACATGAAAGAAGGCTTCTTCCTTTATGAGAATAAAAATAGCCATGAGCTTGCTTGTATCCCTATCGTAATGTCTGAAGAAAATGCAAAGTATTCAGACTACATCTTTGACTGGATGCGTGAAGTATATACGGCTTGGGAAGAAAAGAAAAACATTAAAAGACCGTTTACTGAAAAGAGTAGCAACTGCACCTACTGCCCAATTAAAATAGCGTGTTGGGATAAACCAGATGGTCGTACAAAGATTGAGCCACTAGAGGTTAGGTCTTTGTGAAAGATTGTGTACAATGTAAACAACCCTTTGACTTTAAAACACATAACCAAAAGTATTGTTCTAAAGAGTGCTGTAGGCTTGCTACTAATAAAAAAATTATGCAAAAGTATTATATTAAGAAGCAGCGTTTGGCTGGTGCAGAAAGACTATGTGCTAATTGTAAAAATCAATTAAGCAGATACAATTCAGATACTAAGTGTACAATGTGTCAAGAACTCGAAAGAAAGAATAAGTCAAACATAGCGAAAGGAAACATACAAGATGTCATTAGCAAGCTTGGCAAAGCCAAAAGCAGGTAAAGTCTTGGGCATTGATGCATCTACTGGGTCTATTGCTTTTTGCTTATTTGAAAACGGTGTTCCTGTTAGATATGGAAAGTTTCCTTTAGAGGGAATGGATATTTATGAAAAGGTTGCAGATGCAGGAAAGAAAACAAAGATTGCATCTGAGTTTCTAAAGCCAGACTATGTTGCTATTGAGTCAGCTATTATGGTTAAGTCTGCTGATGCAGGTTTAAAGATTGCAATGATTGTTGGTGCAGCACTTTCTGTGTTGCTAAAGCCAGGAGTTAAGACGGTTTCTATTGCACCTATCCAGTGGCAAGCATTTATTGGAAACAAAAATCCAACCAAAGCAGATAAGTTAGCATTGGAAAATGAAATCCCAGGAAAGTCTGTAAGCTGGTATAAGGGTGAAATGAGAAACAGAAGAAAGCAAAAAACTATGGACTTCTTTAATACAACCTTTGGTACAGACATTG